ACTTAAAGAACAAATAGAAGCACCAAGATACGAATACAAAATAATAGATGAACTAAACATCCTTATGATAAATACTAAAGGAACAAAACAACACACATTAATTCAAGATAGATTAGAAGCATTTTACACAATGAATAAAAACATAAAACTATGACAAACAAACAAGAAGAAACAGTAGTAGAAGTATTAGCTTGGATAAGCGTAATAGTAATAATAACATCAATAACTTTAATAATAGTATTATGACACCAAAAGAAAGAGCAGAAATACTTTACAATAAATACAGCAAAGAATATAACAAAACTGTATGTATGGGTACAATGCAACAAACAGAACATTGGAAAGAAGTAACAAAAGAATTAAGTAAACTATATAAAAACAAATAAGATGCCAGATATAACAATGTGCAGTGGTAACAACTGCGAACTAAGCTCAACCTGTTACAGATATAAAGCAGAACCAAGTGAATATAGACAATCGTATTTTTGTAAACCACCTAATGATGGATTAGAATGTGAGTACTATTGGGAAGTATGCGAGTATTGTAACCAAGAAAATGGTAACCATAAAATGAGTTGTCCAACAATGAAAATACAAGTAAACCTATGAAAGCAATATTAGAATTTAATTTACCCGAGGATAACCAAGAATATTTAACAACTATTAAAGCAACCGATATGTCAAACTTTATATTTGAATTGGTTTATAATAGTAAAAAGCAATGCATACGTAATGCAGAACAAAACAATAAAAACTTTGATGAATTAAATTTTTACAATGGAGTTGATTTAGTATATGATAAGATATATGAATTATTAAAAAAGAATAGAATTGATATAGATGAACTAATAGATTAAACAACTATAGATTTTATTTATTATTAATTAGAATTGAATAATCAATACTTATTTCAAATGGAAAAAATTAAAGGTGGTGCAAGACCTAATGCAGGTCGTAAATCAAAAGTAGAAGAAGAAAAAGTAAACAACATATTTGTTAAAGCTTTAGGTGAATTATATAATACAGAAACAGAAGATGAAACTAAAATAGCTTTTGTTAAAGGTACATTGATGGAATCACAAAGAGGTCAGTTATTTATTGCAGAACATATATTTGGTAAACCAAAAGAAATTATAGAAGCTACACATAACGTAAATGATTTTAATATAAAAGATATATTTAAAGTTGGAAATCAATCTTAACGATAAATTTAATTTATTAGGTTCTGAAAGTAGATACTTTGTTATAACAGGTGGTCGTGGTTCTGGTAAGTCTTATTCTTTAAATTCATTTTTATTAGGATTGACTTATGAAACAGGACACGTAATATTATTTACAAGATATACATTAACATCTGCATCTGTATCTATTATACCTGAATTTATAGATAAGATTGAAACAGCTAATTTAAGCCACGATTTTTATATTACTAAAGATGAAATCATAAATAGAAAAACAGGGTCTAAGATTCTATTTAAAGGTATTAAAACAAGCAGTGGAACACAAACAGCATCTTTAAAATCATTAGCAGGTGTTACAACTTGGGTATTAGATGAAGCAGAAGAATTAACAGATGAAGAAACATTTGAAAAGATAGACTTTAGTATTAGGACTAAAGGAATACACAATAGAGTTTTATTAGTATTAAACCCTGCAACAAAAGAACACTTTATATATAAGAAGTTTTTTGAAGATAAAGGTGTAGAAGCAGGTAGCAATTTAATCAAAGGTGATACAACTTATATTCACACTACCTATTTAGATAATATTAATAACTTATCTGAATCATTTATAAATCAAATAGAAAATATAAAGAATCGCAGACCTGAAAAGTATAAGCATCAAATATTAGGTGGATGGTTAGACAAAGCAGAAGGAGTTATATTTACTAACTGGACCATTGGAGAATATAAACAGGTAGGTAAATCTGTATTCGGTCAAGATTATGGATTTGCTGCAGACGCATCAACTTTAGTAGAATGCAATATAGATACAACAAACAAACGAATTTATATTAATGAAAGGTTTTATCTACACGGTTTAACTACTTCGCAGATATACCATTTAAACAGGCAACACGCAAATGATTGTTTAATAGTTGCTGATAGTGCCGAACCAAGATTGATAAGTGAATTAGCTACATTAGGTTTAAATATAGTTCCTGCAATTAAAGGTCCTGATTCTGTTACTTATGGTATTAGTGTATTGCAAGATTATGATTTGATAGTATCACCTGAATCAATAAACTTAATTAAAGAATTAAACAATTATTGTTGGTTAGAAAAAAGGTCTAAAACTCCAATCGATGCGCACAATCATATTATTGACCCATTAAGATATTGTATTACATATCAATTAGAAAACCCAAACAAAGGTAATTACTTTATATACTAATGACTTACGGAGAAATAATATCTGCAATACAATGTTACATACATCACGTTAAAGGAATTGAAGTAGCTATAAATTTACCACGTAATATAGGTGAAATAAAAAAGATGCAACAGATGTATAAAGTAGCTGTTGAATATTTGAAAAGTTAAATTTATGTTAATACTAATTTATGTAACAAATTTATATTATATTTGTTAAAAATTTAAAACAAACAAAATGAAAAAAGTAAAAGTAGCAGTTAATTATTGTGATATAGAATTTGAAGTAAAAGGATTCTATATAAAAGGTGATGATGAAGATTATACAGCTAGCTGTATTGAAGATGAAGAAATATTAATACAAGGTGTTGATGTTTATGAAATATTATCTACAAAACAAATGAATGATATAATTGATTTGGCAATACATCAAATAGAAGATTAGGTTTTTTTAGTTAGGTTAAATTGGTTAATTAAGGTACATAGAAATATGTGCCTTTTTTTTGTTTAATACAATATCACAAAATAGTTATTAATATAAAAAACAATAATATGAAATTAGAAATTAGCATACCTACAGAATTAAAAGAAATTAAGTTAGCACAATATCAAGCGTTCTTGAAGATAGCTAAAGATAATGAAGATGTAGAATTTTTGAATCAGAAAATGGTACAAACTTTCTGTAATATAGATTTAAAGGATGTAGCTGAAATTAGATTTAAAGATGTATTAGAAATAACTGCATCACTTGGTAAAATGTTTAATGTGCAATCACATAAATTTATAAACAGATTTAAACTTGGTGGAGTTGAGTTTGGTTTTATTCCTGAATTAGAAGATATGACCTTTGGTGAATATACAGATTTAGATTCATACATAGGTGACTGGGATAATATGCACAAAGCTATGGCAGTATTATATAGACCAATTACAAAGAAGGGTTTAAATAACACGTATGAAATAGAAAAATACAATGGTAGTATTACCTATAGTGATGTAATGAAACACGCACCTTTAGATGTTGTGTTTGGTGCTAATGTTTTTTTTTATCATTTAGGCAACGAACTATTGAAAAGTACACTGACTTATTTGGAGAACAATCAGGAGGTACAGAATATTCTGCATCAGCACAATTTGGACAACGATGGGGGTGGTACAGTTCAATCTATGCTATTGCTCAAGGAGACCTTACAAGATTTGATAGAGTTACCGAATTACCAATTAACCAATGTTTAACCTATTTAACATTTGAGAAACAAAAGAATCAAATAGAATCAGATTTAATTAAGAAAAGATAATGAGTACATTTTACGAAATAACACAAGCAATTAAAAACAAATTACAAGAAGATTTGTTTGTCAATACAGTAACAACGGGTGATATATTTAAAGTTGATTTAAACAAACTAACTATATTTCCTTTGAGTCATATTATAGTTAATTCAGTATCGTATCAAGGTGCTGTATTGAATTATAATATATCTATATTATGTATGGATATTGTAGATGAATCAAAAGAAAAGGTAACTGATATATTTTTAGGTAATGATAACGAACAAGATGTATTAAACACACAATTAACTGTTGCAAATAGATTCTTAGAATTATTAAGTCGTGGTGATTTAGCTGATGATTATGAATTAGTAAACAATAGTGCAAACATTGAATTTTTTACAGAACGATTTGAAAATAAAATAGCTGGTGTTACATTTACTTTTGATATGGCTATTGAAAACAGAATGACAAAATGCAATTAGAAAAGGTAAACAAAACTATTCAAATGTTTCGTGACTATGTTATACGTGAATCAAAGGATAACTTAAAACGTACAGGTCATAATAACACAAGTTCATTAGCAAATAGTATTAAAGGCGAAGTAGTAACAGAAAACGATTATACTATTGTAGGCTTTAAGATGAACGATTATGGTACGTT